TAGAAGATATAAAGGAAACTAAAATGCCAAAAAGAAATATAGCAACAGATAATTCTAATTTGTTATCTAATAAGATAGATCCTCATACTGGTTTTCTTCATGTTAAAGTAACGTTATGTCGTTCAGGTATTCAAGAATACGTTGGTCGTGAATTAGGATTAACGGGTAATGATGCTGGAAAGATGTTTAATGTACTAAGACCTCCTGAAGAAGTTGTTAAAAAAGAAAGTTTAGATACATATAAAAATCTTGTTGTAACAGATGAGCATCCACCTGAAAGATGGGTTGATACTGAAAACATTAAATTTGTTCAAAGAGGACAAGTATCTAATATTGATGTAGGTAACTCTAAAGACAACGAAATTCATTTAGATGGCGAAATGGTTGTAACTGATCAAGGGTTAATAGAAAAAGCACAAAATGGAAAAGTAGAAGTTTCATTAGGTTACGCTTTTAAATTAGTTGCAGAAGATGGTGTATATAATGGAACACCTTATCAATATAAATATGTTGATATGATAGCAAATCATCTAAGTATTGTTAGTAAAGGACGCTGTGGGCCGTCATGTAGTATAACAAATGATAAAAAACATGGTATAATTGTCGATGCAAATAAAATACAACAAGGAGTTCCTGTGAAGGTTAAGATTAATGGAAAAGAATTCGACGTTTCTGATGAAATTGCTGAAGCTTTAAAAGCTGAACGTAAATCGTCTACTGATGAAATGGACGAAGTAAAAAAGAAAGTTGAGGATGAGGCTGATAAAGTTGAAGAAACTAAAAAATCTAATGATGCTTTACAAGCAAAAGTGGATACTTTAGAAGTTAAACTTTCAAAACCAACTGACTCACAAATGAGTGATGCAGATCTAAACATAATGGTAACAGATAGAGCTAACCTTGTTGCTTTCGCAAGAGGTGTAATAGGTAATGATAACATGCCTGATACAACTTGTCCAATGGCTATAAAAACTGCTGTTGTTGAAAAACATTTTAATATCTCAGTTGATGGTAAATCAGATGCATATATTGATGCACGTTACGACATGGTTCAAGAAGACCAAGTTGCTGCTGATAGTTCTGTTAAAAAGTTAGCTGACGATATGAAAAAAGAAAGAGACGATGTAAAAGTTGGTAACGATAAAGTTGCTACTGACGCTCGTGCTGCTTATATTAAGAAAAAGGTGAAATAATGTCTGTTCAAACTGCATATGATTTTAAACACGGTGAAGGTTTTGTAGGTCAAATGGCTGATCTACAATTAACAAATGTAATATCTAGAACTGTTGAGGCTTCTGCAATTGACTTCGGTCTTGCTGTTGTTCGTGGTACTACTGATACTGAATGTAAATTAGCTACTGCTACAGGTGGAAGCTTCTTAGGTCTTACTGTTCGTACAATTGCTGGAACCGCTGATACAGTTGGTGATCGTAAATATCAGATCGATGAGTCTGCAAATATCCTTGATGAAGGTGTAATTTACGCTATTTGTGAAGATGGTTGTACACAAGGTGATCCTGTATCATTTCGTTATGTTGCTGGAACTGGTCAACTTGGTGGTCTTGTTACTACTCCTGTTGCTTCAGAAACTGACGTTATTCCTAATGCTGTTTGGGATACTACTACTACTGCCGGTGCAATCGGTAAAGTTAAATTCAAATAAGGAGTCTTAAATGGCTAAAATACATGCATTGCCGGAAGGCGTGAAAATTACTAATGATGCTGATGCTGGTTTAGGGTTCGTTGAGTCAACTCTAACACACGTAGAAGCTAAAGTTTATGAAACTGAATATCGTCATATTGTTTATCAAGACGTTGTTCCAGTATCAAACGAAGCAGGAGAAGGTGCTACATCTGTAACATACTACTCTATTGATGGTGCTACAATGGGTAAATTCATTGGATCAAACGCAATTGATGTTCCATTATCTGATATTTCAACTAAACAATCTATCGTTCCTGTGGAACTTGGTGCTGTTGGTTATAAGTATTCTGATGAAGAACTTCGTCAAGCTGCAATGCTTAATCGTCCATTACCACAAATGAAAGCAAATCTTACAATGCGTGGTTATGAAGAACATGCTCAAGATGTATGTTTCAATGGTGACGCTACAAAAGGTCTTGAAGGTTTCTTAGATAATTCTAATGTACCTGCTGCTTCTGTTGTTAATCCTGGTTCAGGTACTGAATGGGTAAATAAAACTGCTGCACAAATCTTATTTGATGTAAATGCTTTATTTGGTCAAGTTTTTGAAACAACAAAACAAGTTGAAAAGCCTGATACTCTTGCTCTTCCAACTGCACAATATTCATATATTGCTAACACTCCAAGAAGTGATAACAGTGATACAACGATATTAATGTATCTTGTTCAAAACAGTATTTATCTTAATTCTGTTGATGACATTATTGCTCTTCCTGAACTTGTTGGTAAAGGTGCAGCTGCAACTGATCGTATGATGGTTTATACTAAAAACATCGATAAAGTTGTTTTTCATATCCCAATGCCTTTCCGTATTGAGCAACCTGTTCGTAAAACACTTGGTTGGGAAGTTCCTGCAGTTTATAAACTATCAGGTGTTGAATTCCGTTATCCGTTGTCTGCTGCTTATGCGGACGGTATCTAAATTTTAAATAAGGACGAAAAATGAAAATCATAAATAAAACAAGCCGTTTAATCTGTATCCAAACTAAGGAGGGACGTGTAGACGTTCTTCCAGGTGTTATCACTGATAACAAATCTCTTGACAAGCTTAAAGGTAAAGATAAAATCTTTGATCATTATCTTGAAACTGAAGCTTTTAAAGAAGTTGGTGGATCATCTAAAGGTCCAAGTGAAAAAGAACTTCTTACAGCTGAAGCAATTGAGCTTGGTATTGAAAATGCTGATACATTAAGCGTTAAAAAACTTAAAATTGCTATTCACGAAGCACAACAAAATAACTAGGGATTTCTCCCTGGTTACAATCATAAAGGACTTACCATGACATTAACTTGTGGACCAACAGAATTCAAAGCACGTTTTCCAGAATTCAGCGCCATTACAGATCCTCGTATACAAATATTTATAGATGACTCAACATTACTTATTGTTGAAGCAACATGGGGTACATTGTATTCTTTAGCAGTTTGTTATCTGACTGCACATTATTTAGCATTGGCAGAACAATCTTCAAATGGAGATAGTGGTAGTGTTGGAAATGTAGCTTCACAAGCTGTTGATGGAACTTCGATTAGTTTCAATAATCCAGCAATGAGCAGTGCCTCACAGGCATTTTATAATTCTACGTCTTATGGTCAGAGATTTTATTCTCTTATAAGATCACTAGGTGTAGGTGCAGCAACGGTTTAATCATGAAAGTTACAGTCAATTCAACTAATGGAAAAGGTATAAAAAAACTTTTCGATCGGTTAGAGAAAGGTAGCGTTGATGTTGGAATTCTTGTAGGTGAAGGCAAACATGAAGATAGTGATTTAAGTGTTGCTGAGGTAGGTTTCTATAATGAATTTGGAACATCTACTATACCTGAAAGAAGTTTCATAAGATCTACTATTAATGGTAAATCTAAAGAGATCAAGAAAGTAGCAGCTGCACAATATAAATTAGTTTTAAATGGTAAAACAACAAATGAAAAAGGTTTAGGAATTCTCGGTGCATTTACTGCTGGGTTAATTCAACAAACATTTACAAGTAACGATTGGCCAGATAATACTCAAGCTACTATAAATGCTAAAGGTAGTTCAAGACCTCTTGTAGATACAGGACAACTTAGACAATCAATCTCATGGAAGGTTAACGCATGAAAAATGACGTAAGCAGAGCACTAACTAGATGGTTAGAGCCGGTTAATATTATTCGCAAAGATGTTGGTTCATATGTTAACGGTGATTGGGTTAATGGAGCAGATATTAGTGTTCCTATTAAAGCTGTTGTTCAGAATGCTAACGCTGATGATTTGATATTACTTCCTGAAGGTAGTAGATCAAGTGAGAGTGTAAAAATTCATACAGTTTCAGAAGTTAAAACAGTTTCAGAAGTTGGTGAAACAGAAGCCGATCAGTTTGATTATGATGGATCTAGATATAAAATATTTGATGTTGCTAATCGTAAAATTGGAAATTATTATAAAGCAATAGCTATAAGGATTAAAGTGTGACGTTTCCAGAATTAAAACAACATATTAGAACATGGGTAGTTGATACTTTAGCTATGGAAGTTATTTTTGCTCCTGCTCTTGGACCACGTCCATTAGATCAATATGCTTTATTGAATATAGTATCTGTTGAAAAACTAATAAATGATGTTAGAACTGAGACAAGATTAGGAAGTGGTGCAATCCAAGCTGATTATCAAGGTATTAGAAAAGTTATGGCATCTGTTAATGTTTACAGAGGTGATGTTATGACTGAGATGGTAGATTTAAGATCATCGTTATCTAGAATATTAACTCAAGATTATTTTAATGCTTTAGATATAGGTATAATTAATTCATCAAATGTAAATCATATTCCAGAACTTATAGGCAAAGATTGGGAAGATAGATCTCAATGTGATTTCTTTTTTCATTACTTACCTACTATTCAAAATGACCCAGATATAGGTGAAATTAAGCAAATTGAAGTAACAAATGAAATAAATGGTGAAACAATCATTATAACATGATATAATTAGCAAATCAAAATAGGAGTTTAAAATGGCAGAGAAAAGAGCAATCAAACGTTTTGTAGACGTTGAGATTAAAAAAGATACTCCAAGTGTATCAGCTGCATCTTTTGGAATACCAATTCTAATTAGTAACAGCAACGTAATCACAACAGCTCAAAGAGTAAAGAGATTTACTACTTTAGCCGGAGTTGAAACATTGTTTCCAAACACAACAGAGGAATGGAAAGCAGCTGACGCTTACTTTAGCCAGGATCCTTTTAATGAAAATCAACCAGAAGAACTATTAATAGGTCGATACGTTGATGCACCAATTGCAGCAGTATTAGAAGCTGGTGAAACACCTTTAACAGTTCTTGCTACATGGCAAGCTATTACTGATGGTGAATTTGGTATAACTATTGATGGTGGTCTTGTTGATGTTACAGGTTTAAACTTTTCAACAGCAACAAGTCTTGATGATGTAGCAAGTATCATATCAGCTGGCACAGCTGGTGCAAGTGTTGCTTATGTTATTAATCGTTTTGTATTTACAAGTGATACAACAGGTGTAGCTTCGACTCTTACATTACTTCAAACAGTTGCGGTTCCAGCTGGAACAGATATAAGTGGAACTGGTTTCTTAGATGGTGATGTTATTAAATCTCCTACTAACCCAGGTGGTTCATTACTATCTCAAGGTCAAATTGCTGAAACAGCTGCCGATATGTTAACTGCTGTAAAAAATGTAAATAATGCTTGGTATGCTTTAGGTTTAATTAAAGCTTTAAGAGATATTCAATTTACTGAAGATTTATCTGATGCTTTAGAGTCTAACCGTAATATTATGATTACTGTTACAAATGATCCTAATACTTTAGTTCTTGGATCAGCGGCTTCACTTGCAGCTAAACTTAAAGCTAAAAATTACAAACGTACATCTTTAGTTTATCATGATAATTCAAATGTTTATCCTGATTGGTCATGGATGGGTCAACAACTTCCAAAAGATGTTGGTTCAACTAACTGGTCATATAAAACATTAGCAGGTATTGCAGAAGGAGCATCTCAAAATATTGAAGCTTCATCAATTACACAAACACAAATAGATGCAGCTGAAGATGTAAATGCAAATGTTTATACAACTACATTAGGTGCAAGTTTTATTTACTTTGGTACAATGACTGGTGGTAAAAATATTGATAAAGAAGGTGAGTTTATTGACATCATTATTAACATTGATTTTTTACAAGCACGTGTAGAAGAAGGTTTAATGAGTCTTTTACTTGAAAAAGATATTATTCCATTCACTGACGGCGGTATTACGATTGTTGATACAAGACTAAAAAATCTTTTACAAACATATGGTGTAGTTCAAGGAATTCTAGTTGACGGTACAGTTGTTACTTCATTTCCTAAACGTGCTGATGTAAGTCAAGTTGACCGTGATGATCGTAAGTTACCAGGTGGAACATTTACAGCTGAACTATCCGGAGCAATTAATACTGTAATTGTTCGCGGTATAGTATCAATTTAATAAAGGATTAAAATATGGCTTTTGGAAATTACTCATTCACTAATGTAAATGTTATTTTCGGCATCCTTGAAATTCAAGGTTTTGCTGAGGGTGATGATGTTGTAAATATCAATTTTGATACTGAACAATTCACAGATGTAGCAGGTGCTAAAGGTGATGTGACTCGTACACAAACAAACGACAATCGTGCTACTGTTGTAGTTAAACTTTTACAAACATCAGATAGTTATAAAGAGCTTATGGCTTTATATAATATTGATCGTGAGACCGGCGCAAACGTTCAACCATTAACTGTTATCAATAAAGAGACTGGTGAAACATTTGTTGGGAATAATGCATGGATCAATAAAAATCCTGATGTTATTCGTGGACAGAATGCAAATTCAGTTGAGTTTACTTTTAGAGTAGATTTTGGTACTTTTGTAATTGCATAACTATATAACGACTTCGGTCGTTGTAGGTTAATGTGGGTGTATATTTTGAGTTCGTCCTTAGATGTACCCCTTCATTAGTCTATATTAAAATTAAAGGACGAACATGAAACAAGAAATAAAAGTAATAAATGGAGTAACTTATAAGGTTACAACGATGGACGCATTAACTGCATTAAGTGTACAAGCAAAGCTGCTTAAATTATTAGGTGGTTCATTTAGTGAATTAACAAGTGGTGCTAATAAAGAAAGTATTAGTAAGGCAATAGCTAAACTTACAGATAACATTGATGATCATAATGTTGTTTCATTAGTTACTAAGCTATTTGAAAAAGGCGTATTTTACAGTAAAGTTACGGATGGCGTAGCAATAGATACTCCAATAGATTTTAACAGTTACTTTGCAGGTAAGACAGGAGATATGTGGTTAGTTACAATGTTCATTATTCAAACCAATTTTAGTGATGTGCTGGGAAAGCTCGGATTAAATTCCATCTTCCAAGAGGTCTAACAGAAGATCGAAAATTAAATGTAAATCTATTTGTATACAGACCGATCATGGAAAATATGTGTACACTTAATGAGTTAAGGACGGTTTATAGCTTATCAGATCTACATGATTTTCATGAAGTTTTAAATTTAAAATTAGAAACTGAATACTTAAATAGTAAGAAAAAGTGATATAATTAGGTCAAAGGAATTAATATGCAAGTTATTGATAGTTTAGTTGCCAAACTTTCTTTTGATTTTGATGATAAAGCATTAAATGAATTTAATGAAGGTATGGAACAAGCGGGTAAAATTGTTGCCGTTTTTGCAACGGCTGCTGTTGCCGCTGGTGCTGCTGTATTCGCTTTCACTTCTAAAATTGCTGAACAAAATGATGAGATAGGTAAACTTGCTGAACGTATTGGATTAGCTGCTCAAACAATAAATGAACTTGGATTTGTAGCACAACTCAACGGTGGTTCAATAAATTCCATGAGTTCATCACTTGAAAATCTTTCTAGAACTGCAAGTGAAGCTGCTAGAGGTACAGGAGCTGGTGTAGAAGCATTCGGATTACTTGGAATTAGTGTAACTGATGTTAACGGTAAAATCAAGCAAACCGATGAGCTCATGTTAGATGTTGCAGATGCTGTAGCACAATTAAGTTCACAATCACAAAAATTAGAATTACTAAATAAACTCGGTATTGACTCTTCATTACTTCTTACACTTGAACAAGGTAGAGCTGCTATTCTTGCGCAAAGAAAGGAAGTTGCTGAATTAGGTTTTGTATTAGATAAAGACGCTACAGATGCTGCTGCTAAATTTCA